CCCGAAGGCCCGAGAGGAATTAACTCGGTTTGCTTTAAAGCTAGGGTACTTACTTAATAGCCCCCCGGAGGGGCGCCCCACACGGCCGTAGCCCGGGACACTGCTACCTTTCATTTCTCATACTTTAACAGCACAAACTCACAAAATCTGCCGTAGCGTCAATTGTTCCTGGGGATGCACTGCTGTTTCGCGTATTTTTAAACGCGCGGATGTTGTCAAGCAATCTGTTTACCTGACTGCCATCACCGGGTGGTAACGACAAATCGAGAGGAGCCACCTCTCTCAAAACACCCTCATCTTTGACTTTTCTGATGAAGCTACGAACATAACACGCTGGGATAATCTCAGGACCAGCTTTGTTCACCTGTTTTCGGACAGAATTAAAAGATCTAGCGGCAGGTATAACGCCAGTACCAAACTTAGGGCTTTTCTCGTTGCCCCTCGCAATTCCTCGCTCCCTTACCCTTTCGATCTCTTCTTTCATTGCCTCGTGTTCTTCATCTCTACTCATACCATAATTTTCTGGACGAAGATCCATAGTAATTACGCCATTTTTGATCGGTGCAACACGCTTCGGCAAGCTGGTGATCGCTGCTCTAATTTTCTTGTCTTTACGGCAAACAGCGACGAGGGAAAAGGGTATTTCAGTCAGGTGCTTATTTGGCTGTTTAGCCAAAGTACGCAAATTGCGCCTGACAACCTTCCGAAAAGTCTTCGCGTCTGGGGTCGCTTGCGAAGCGAATCCCAGTACGTCCTCAACACCAGCATCCATCCACAGTGACGATGCATTAAATTTTCGTAGTTTGTGACCATCCTGGAAGTAAGTAGAATTAATTTCTCCGTCGCGTTCAGAGACCATGGTCTTCTCTTCGTTGACGACGAGTCCTACTTGACTTCCTTGTTTGATCACTTCACCACGGAGATCAGTGGTAGCCCGAACTTCGCGGGTAAGCAGGTCGTCCCCATTAACCAAAAGGGGATGACTACTCCATTCATTAAAACTAATCTCCTTCCTGTCTAGCATAGCGGACAATGCCATGTCAACTACGGTCTTGTTGATCACGCAAAGTAAGGGAAAAGACATCACAGAGCCCATGGGCTGCCCTGAAAACGTCTCCATACCATCTATCCTAAGATTAGAGAGCACACGAAGTGCTTCAATCTCGTCATCCTCCAGATGGTCCGCCTGCTCTTCCAATACCTCAACTGCTGCGTTCACGTACTCCCGCTTAATGTTATCCGTAGCGGAAGTATAGTCAAAACTCAAAAACGCAGCGCCTGTGAGGCGTGAAACGTGCTGATCGGTCGGTTCACCTACCAGCAGCCACCCTCGCCTTTTCAACATGTCGTATAAAGAGTAATGCAATGGAGCGAGTCGGCGTGTATTTTCGGAAGAGTATAACGTAACTACTCTTGGTTTACCCGAAGAAAACACTAACTCGTAGCGGCATTCACCGCTAAATTCTTCCACATTCCAATTACCTCCTTCCTTCCTACGGTATTGCCGGGTGGCATTTCCGTTCGGAATAAAAGGAGCACGTTGTCGATCCCATCCCTTCTCAATGTTTTGCCTAAGAGCCCTTTTGAAGCGGCTCAAATGCTCAACATCGACAGCAACTGGTCGGAATCGTGCTTCTTTCCATTGGCTGAGCTTCTCCAAGAAGCGAGGTTCACATTCTTTGCAACAAGATTTCTCAAGTTTCTGAATTGTTTTAAAGCTCAGTTCGTCGATAGGGCTAAGCTTCTCGACGAAGCATTGTCTTACGGCGCTACGAAGCTCTCCGCATTTAATTTGCTGAGGTATATCTTTGGCTAGACGAGGCATACCCAACTCCTCGTACCATTTCAATAATCTCTTTGCACGAGCGCGTAACCGCTCGCCGAGACGACATTGCCCATCACCCTCATCGTGAAGCACCGTATACGGGTTAGCTTTGAGGGTCTTGACATTGTCGTTTGAAACGGCGTCAGGTTCTACGATACCTTCCAAAACGTGGCTTTCATTTAATTTGTTCTTTATGGCAGCTGAATACTGCATGTCGACATAGGTTACGTCCTCGACATGAGACGTTAACCAATCAGATGTACCTCTGCTTTCCAAGGGGGTCGCCCCAGCCACTCTCGGTGGCGGGCATGGTCTAGCCGCTATCGCAGCTACATTACGCCAACTCTCCACTTGCGGAGCGTAGGCCCCGAGGACAGAGTCGTATAGCAAAACATCTGAAAGGACAGCATGTTGTTCTTCTTTTATACTCTTAATTGTCACCATGCTATGATAATTGGTTGAGTTCAGGGTTATAGTCCCCCTATCGACTGGTTTGACAAATGGTGTCCATCCATTCCCTTTATTTTCTGCAGACGGGAAGTCTGTCTCTTTCACCTGATACAAGGCTGCAGGTCAGCACATCAGGTATTTCAACCGCTCTCAGCAATTATGTTACAACCTCATCCTCGCAAGCTTTCTGATCCTCTACCCGTAGGTCACTTACCATCCCGGTAAGCCAGTACCGCCCGTAGGGGACTGATCGTATCAAAACGCCGTTGAAGATTCGGTCGCAGAGCATACTGCGTCAACAAACGGTATAGGGCAACCT